ACGGGGCGCCCAGGGAGGCGACCCAGTTGGCTCGGGCTCGGCCCGTGTCAACAGGCGTTGAGACGATGACAGCCTGCGAGACGGCGAGGGCGACCTGCCGGACGGTCCGGCTGGCGCCCTCCTCCACCTGCCGACCTCGGCGTCGGATGCGGCGAGCGAAGTCAGCTAGGCTTGGCACCCTTCCCTCCCCGCCGGCTCTCTGCCTCGGCCTCCCGGTGCTGATGGTACTGCTCGTCCATCTCCCGGATGTAGTAGTGCATGTCCTCCCGCTGGTCGTCGCTTACGCCCAGGCGGTCGCAGTACTCGTCGATCGCCGTCCAGGGGATGTAGCCGTCACCCCAGCCCCCACGACACGTATGCAGATCGAAGAACGCCCCGTAGTAGAGCTCGAGCCCCATCTCCAGCTGCGGGGCGTTCCTGATCCTCTCCGGCAGTGGCATGCGCTCCCGCATGCACTGCTGTATGATGCGACGCTCGACCGGTCCTTGCTCCAGCGTATAGAGAAGGACCGCCCTCAGTTTCCCGCGTCGTTCTCCCGCACGGTCTGCCGGAACAGCGCAGCCTTGCTGGCCTGCTCCTGCAGGTCGGTGAACAGGTCGGGCAGGTTCTTGAACGTCTCAAGCACATTCGCCACGCTGAACTCCATGACGGAGCCGTCGGGCGCCTCGATGCCCTGGACCCAGTCCTCGCCCTGCCGGACCTCCCAGTTGAGAATGACCGCCTCGGCGTAGGTCTCGCGCAGCAGCTGCAGGCCCCGCTCATTGTCCATCATCTCGGTCTGGATGGCGCGCTTGAACGGCTTGGTCTTGGCCTCCAGCACCTGGGCGAAGCGGCGGTTGCCGCCGCCGGCCCGAGCCAGCGTGACGCGGAAGTCACCATAGTCGACGACGATCCCAGCCTTCTCCAGGTTGGGATCGGTCTTGAACAGCTTGTACATTGACATTGAGCGTTGCTCCTCAGCGTTGCTCGGTTGAAGTGGAGGGGCGGCCGGTTGGCCGCCCGCCCCTTAGCCTGCCAGGTCGGGCAGGTAGTCGAAGAACACCCACATCGCAGTGTAGTCGAGGTCCGGGTCGATCTTGGCAGCGGTCGCCGCGTCCATCGACAGCGGGAGCTGGATGGCCTGGTCCTGCTGGACGTTCAGCCGGCCGTCGCCCAGGGCGACCAGCGGGATGTCGATGACCATGCCGGAGTTGGCCTTCACCAGCGCCATGTCGATGGTGACGTCCGCGTTCTCGCGAACCGCCTTGACGGCGGCGATGTCCGAGAAGTAGGCCGTCACGTTGCCGCCGACCTGGAAGGTGCCAGCGGTGACGTCGAAGGCGCCGAGAACCGCCACTGCCTTGTTGGGAGTGAGGTTGTTGTTGATGGTGATCGTCAGCTCCGTGAGGAAGGCGAACAGCGCCACCGGGGCCTCGTCGGCCTCCACCTTGGACATCTTCAGGCGGACGAAGTCGCTCGACGTGTTGAAGGCGTCGGCCTCGACGATCGCTGGCCGGCTGCCAGCCTTGAGGCCCTCAGCTGCCTCGCGCTGCTCGTTGTCCGTGGCCATGAAGGACACGTCCAGGGTCAGCTTGTTGGCCTGCGGCACGTTGATCGAGATCTCGCTGGGCACCGCTCCGACCAGGTACTCGGCCTGGATCTGATTGGGCAGCGAGGTCTCAGGGGCGCCGAGGGTCCGCTCGATGTTGTAGGACCGGCGGATGACGTCGGACCCGAGCTCGTTCTTGAGCACCCGGCCGAAGTACAGGCGGATGGTCTTGCCAGCGCCCGCGTCGGTCGTCATCGCCAGGGCCGACTTGTCAAACTCGATGCGGTTGGCGGCGATCGAGCGGATCCGCTTCAGGCCGTTGTTCTCGGTCTCGTCGAACGCCTCAGCGGCGAGGTCGCCACCGACGAAGACCCACTCGCCGGGGATCAGGCCCAGGGTGGTAAAGTCCAGGGCGACCGACACCAGCGCGGGGAAGCTGCCCGAGGCGTCGATCGAGAGGTCGCCCGAGGCGCCCTGGTGGCCGATCACGACCAGCTTGGCGCCCGCCGGGCCGACCTCGTCCGTCAGCGCCGTGCCGACGGCGACGAGGTTGCCAGTGACAGCCGAGACCAGGTGGATGCCGTTGTTCGCCTCCGTGGCGAAGCCGGTCGAGCGGACCAGCGAGTTGGCCTTGAACTTGGACGGGTCAGAGACCTCGAAGCTGTCGTCGACGGCGGTCACACCGGCGACAGAGGCCAGCGTGTGCGTGCCGGTGCCCGCGTCGGTGATGTCAATCGCGGTGCCAGCGATCGCGTTGGCGTACGAGGTCGCCAGCTTGATGTTGTCGTCGTCGACCACGATCGGCCAGTAGTCCGTCGCAGCGGCGAGGCCGGCGGGCAGCGTGGTCGTGCTGGAGGCCTGCAGCGGCCCCTGCCCCGTCTTGAGGCCGTGGCTGGTGATGGCCAGCTGGTCAGTGGCCGGGGTCGCGACGAAGTTCTTGCTGAAGGTGAAGTACTCCATCTCGCCCTTGCGGCGGAGGGAGGCGAAGAAGAAGCCCTGCAGGATGTCCTGCATGTTCTCCTGGGTGAGGTCCGAGTTGAACCCACCGCTCGCGTCGAGGTCGGTGACGACGCCCTTCTTGCGCTGGCGGGAGGGGTTGATCGGGTTGCGAGCGACCGTGGTGATCTGGCCGCCGAAGTCGTTGTAGCTGTTCGGCTCCAGCGGCTTCCACACAGGGGAGGCCGGGAGCACACCGAGGCTCACCTCCTCGGCGTAGCGGAGGCCGGTTACGTTGCTGTCAATCTTGTTGGCCTTGGCCATCGTCTGTCTCCTTGCGCAATCGGCCTCGCGCCGCCCTGCGAGGACGGCATCGACGCGCCATCTTACCTGTCGTGTCTCTCATGGGCAACCCTGGAGAGGGGCCGGAAGAGAGACTTGGAGAGGCTACCGCCGCTCGTCGTACTGGAACTCCGCCACCACGTTCATCTGGTACCAGGGGTCGCTCCGGCCGACGTGCACGATCCGGACGTTCCTGAACCACACCCCGCTGGGCGTAGCCGCTCCCTGGAAGGCGTCCCGTGCGACCTTGCACAGCCTCAGCGCGCGGACCTTGCCCTCGTCCTGCGGCACGAAGACCTGGATCATGACAATGCCGGTGGAGGTCCAGAGCCGGGTGCCCGGCTCGCCGAGGGTATGGCCGCCCTCGCCGTTGTGCTGCACCGTCGCACGCACCCAGCACTCGGAGCCGGAGGCCGGCGGGGCCAGCTTGACAACGTTGTCATACTCGACGCGGGGCGCCGTGAGCAGCCCGGCGGCGTCCGGGCCGTCGGCGTCCCACCGCGCCTTGAAGGCGTCGAGGATCTCGTTCTCAGCCTGCTCAGGGGTCGCGGTCATGGCTCACCGACGGATCTGCAGGGTGTAAAGGATGCTGGTCTCACCGGGCCGCAGGACCTCGACGCTCACGACCGTCCACTCGTCGGAGCCGTCGCGCTCGAACACCAGGTCCCTGGGCGCCGGCTCGATGACCAGCTCCGAGGCCGCGACCAGCACCCGCTTGTCGCCGCGCTTGATCAGCTCGCCGTCGATGTTCTTCTTGTGGTAGTCCAGCACCACCCCGTACATCTGGTGGTCGTGCACCCCGCCCCGGTCCACTGCCCAGGGGCGAGCAGGGTCGGAGGGCACCGCGTCCTCGCGACGGCGCAGGATGAGCGGCCGGCCCTTCTTGGCGATGAGCCGGGCGGCGAGATCGCTCGCGTTGGTGTACTCGTCCTCCGGCACGGTAAGAGAGACGATGATGGACCAGCTCAGCTCCACCGTCGCGGTGACGTAGGTGTTGATCGGCCAGCTGATCTCCTGCTCCGCCTGGGCGTAGCCGTCGATGCGCCAGCTGATGGGCTGACTGTCGCTGACATGCTCCAGGATCTGCCAGGACATCTGGAAGGCGTCCTCGGCGGAGAGCGTGACGAAGTCCTCGATCTGCCAGCTGATCGGCAGGCTGTCCTCGACGTAGTCGTTGATGCCCCAGCGGATCAGCAGGCTGTCCGTCACAAACATCGTGTTGAAGATCTGCCAGCTGATGTCGAGGCTGTCCGTTACCTCGCTGAGGATCTGCCAGCTGATCGGCAGGCTGTCCTCGACGATGCTGGTGATCTGCCAGCTGAAGGAAAGGCTGTCGCTGACCAGCAAGTTGTCGCCGCCGGCCTCGTCCCAGGCCAGGAAGCCAGTCGGCGCGGCGCTGGCGAAGAGGTCGCTGCTGAAGGCGCCAGTGATCTGCGCGGCGGCACCAGTGCTCTGCAGCCAGTAGGACGGGAACAGCGGAGCGGCGGGCGCCGTGAAGCCTCCGGTGCCTGCGACCGGGTCACCCCCACCCTGCCACACCCCGTTCTTGGAGAACCAGACCTTGCCGTTGGTTACGTCGACGGCCACGCCGACAACGTCGCCAGCGACGTAGCCGGTGCCAAGCGCACCGCCGCCAGGGTAGGACGCACCGTTGTAGCTGTAGTACGTGAACTGGTTGCCGCTGCTGTAGTTGAGGTCCCAGCTCGCGTTGGCCACGCCGATGCCGGAGTACGGAGCATCCAGAGTGACCTCGAAGTACCACTTACCGGAGGTCTTGCTCTTGGTCGCCCGGCCACCCTTCAGGTTGCAGGGGTCGACGTGGCTAGCGATGGAGGCCGTGAGCCCAGAGGCGTCGAGCACGATGGCCGAGCACTTGTCGGTGACGCTCCAGTAGCTCTCGCTGCCGTTGAGGATGCGCCAGCTGATGTCGAGCGTCTTCTCGACGTAGCCGCCGACACCCCACTCGATGTCCAGGAAGTCCTCGACGAAGCTCGGGCCGGTGGCAGCGTCGTTCCACGCCGTGAAGCCAGTCGGCAAGGTGTGGGCGAACGCGGTGGCACCGAAGTTGGCAGTGTAGCTGCCGGCGGACTGCAGCCAGTAGCACGGGAAGACCTCACCAGCAGGTATGGCCTTGCCACCAGTGCCAGCAACCGGGTCTCCGCCGCCCTGCCACACGCCGTTCTTGGCGAACCAGATGAGGCCGGCGTCGACGTCGACAGCGATGCTGACCACATCCGGGTTGGCGTAGGCCGCGCCGAAGGAGGCAGCGGTTGGGTAGAGGACGCCGCTGTTGCTGTAGTAGGTTATCTGGTCGGAGCCGCTGAAGTCTAGGTTCCAGGTGGAGAGGGCCACACCAATACCACCGTATTGGTTGTTCATTGTGGCCTCGTAGTACCACTTGCCAGCGGTCTTGCCGAAGGTGCCCCGACCGCCCTTCAGGTCGCAGGCGCCGCCGCCATGCGCGACAGTGAGGTCGCCATTGCTCAGGACATGGGAGGAGCACTTATCAGTGGGGTGCCAGGTGGTCACCGGAGTGGCTTACGGGGCGGTCTCGCCCCGCACTCCCAGGGAGCCAGCGTCCAGGGCGTTGACCGCCGCGCCAGCATTGACCGTGCGTCGGATCCAGACAGCCCGCCCCTGCACAGG